GTGTGAAAGGAACCTCGATTAAAGGATTCGATGAGAAGCTAAGTTACTCTATGTCACTTCGTAAACCGTCTGATGTTATTAGCGCGATCGTCACAAAGACCGATAAGCAACGAGATAAGATCATCGATGCTCTCACAACAAAACGTAAAGAAGCAAACGGTCGAATCAACGATCAAACACTCATCCTAAAGGTACTATAATGCGAAATAAAATAACAATCAAAAACTCAATGACTCGTGAAGAGCTAACTCTTCAGTCAGAGATGCTAGTCCATAAGGATAAAATGTCATACGCAGAAGCGATCTGCCACTTGTGTGAACAGCGACAGATCGATCCTGTAGATATGGCAAAGCTTGTTAAAGGTCCTCTGAAGGTTAAGCTTGAAGCAGAAGCTATGAACCGCAATATTATTAAAAGAACGACTGCTTCGCTTTTTACTACATGAACGGATATCAAGCATATTGCATTTATAGTTCTATTAAACTGCACTTCTCTCAAGAAAAGTATGACGCATTTAAATATAACTTTAGAGCAAATATAAAGCAAGCATCATTTGAGAGAAGGAAGGACCGATACTTCTTTGAAAAGATTGCTCGCCGATATCCAAGGGATTCAGATCTAAAGCTATTCTTCGCTGACAATTTTATGTCTGATAATCAATGGATCGGTGAGATGGATCATGAGATCTATATGAAACGTGATTCCTATCGTCAAGCTCTGTTCTATAATTTTCAGAATGAGGTAAAATTCATACGAGGACAAGCTTATAAATACAACCTTACATTTGATGGAGTCTGTAAACCAAATTCCAGCAAATCAGATAATCTCCTACTTAATCTCTATACAAGTCAACAAGTATCACCTGATACTCTCGCTATTATAGATCATTTTGTAGATTTTATCAAAAGCCTGAAGAGAGAACTACGCGATCCGCTTGGTATCACTGCGTCCTCCCTTCTTACACTACGAAAATACCAACAGTTCATTATTCCACTCATTGTCTCAGATGAAAACAAATACCGTGATCACTTGATTATGTTATTTACAAATGAGCCAAATCAGTATAATATAGAGTTTGTTGGTAGCAATAATACAACGCAATACTAATAACACAAAACAAAATACTAAAAATAATATGTCATTCGCAAACTTAAAACAAAACCGCGCCACAACAATTGATAAGCTCATTAATGCAGCTTCTAAAGATACAGAGAAGAAGTCTTATGGAGATGATCGATTCTGGGCACCAACAGTAGACAAAGCAGGTAATGGTTATGCCGTTATTCGCTTCTTACCCGCGTCTGAAGGTGAAGATCTTCCGTGGATCAAATATTGGGACCATGGATTTAAAGGTCCAACTGGTCGTTGGTATATCGAAAACTCTCTCACCTCTATTGGTCAAAATGATCCAGTGAGTGAGATGAATACTCAGCTATGGAACTCTGGTCGTGAAGAAGATAAGGAGCTTGCACGTATGCGTAAGCGTCGTCTGCATCATGTCTCTAATATCCTTGTTGTCTCTGACTCTGCTAATCCCGAAAATGAAGGTAAGGTATTCCTTTATAAGTATGGTAAGAAGATCATGGATAAGGTAATGGATGTTATGCAGCCACAGTTCCAAGATGAAAAGCCAGTTAATCCATTCGATTTCTGGGGTGGAGCAAACTTCAAACTGAAGATTCGCAACTTCGAAGGCTATCGTAATTATGATAAGTCTGAATTCGAAGGTGTTACCGAACTATTCGATGGTGATGAAGCAAAGCTTGAATCAGTATATAATTCTATTCATGGATTGAATGAGTTTATCAGCGAAGGTAACTATAAGTCATATGCTGACTTAAAGAAGAAGCTGTACGAAGTTCTTGGCGAAGAGAACTTGTCTAATACCTTTTCGACAGACACACAGGTCGAGCTTAACGAGACACTTCCACCAGTAGTTGATGCGCCTGCAGCGGTTGCAGCTGCACCTACGGAAGATACCAACGTTAGCCTAGACACAGAAGATGATGGTGACACACTTGACTACTTTGCCAAGTTAGCCGCACAAGGCTAAGCATCTCTGATCTAGAATAAGTAAGGGGAAGTGGTAATGTGCCGCTTCCCCTTTTTTGTGTTTACCAATTAAGTGCGGTTTTACCAAACGCATCGTGTGTCTTATCAATATGCGGTGGAGCAGCAACTGTAATGTTAGATGATGAAGAACTAGAGTTATTAATTTTATTACTCGCATCGATAACCGATGTAGTGTTTCCTGCAGATGTAGATGCTAGATCGAGATTCGCTTTCTGTTGCATAGCTATCTGATTTCCAGCAGATGGTGCATCAAACTGTATATCAGACGGAGTTGCTATTCTCCCGATCCCTGTCTTCACTTTGTCATCTTCTGATAGATCATTACTCATTTTCTGAAACGCTTGGTTGTATTCCCTCCGTTTCTCCGCCGATATATCTGCCATCGCTGATTCTGACATTTCCATAGTATCTGGAGCAGCACCTTCAGTGACTTTAAACCCATTAGGTGACGTAGTAACCCTTTTTCCGGTCATAGTATCAGTAGCAACGACTTTAGGTTTAGGAACTTCAGCACCTTTCATTAACTCTGTATGCATCATACCTTCAATGCTCTGCATTTCAGGATCCATAGAAGAGAAGTTACCATCCACATTTACACCTTTATCGTTAAGGTACTTTAAATCTTGAAGTGTGCCGTTATCATATTCATCAAACCCTTCATAACCCATCGACCGCAAATACCGGTACTTTAAGTCATTCATATCAAAGCTATTATACTCTTCACCGCTTACTGCTCTGCGTTGATAGTCTTCTTTAATATATCGAGCATTTACTTTTTGCTGGTCTTCATACTCCAAAGTTTCATAAAGAGACTGTCTATCAATTAAATCTGCGTATGATTTTTGTACGTTCTTATCAACATATTTTCGGCGATATTGCCCGACCTCATTTTCAGCGTATGTGTATTCACCTTTATCACTATTTTCAAATGCAGCTATTTCATCATTTGTTTTTGCTAAAAGCTTTTTGGCTCGTTCTTCTGGATCAACAGCAACTCCAGTCATTCTTTCTGTTGGCACAATAACTTTTTCACCCTGCTCCTTATATGGTACACTAATTTCATTCGATGTGTACGGTGTTGGTATTTGGCCGTTCATCTTTTGTGTTTCAATGTGAACTGATTCAGCGATTTTCTCAGGAGATCTTTGATCACCCTTAAAGGTACCAGGAGTGCCAACATACTGACCATTCTTAGGGGTTGAGTCCTCATTTACTAGATAATCATGAAGAGCACCGTCAACAGACCTGAACTTCGGATCTACATCTGAAAATGTTTCCTTTCCGTCAAATTCACCTTCTTCTGTTAAAAATTGAAGTTTGTGAATCTTCTCGACTCTCGACCCCCGTCCCGTTCCATCGGTTGAATGACCGCGGTATTTCATATAAGTATCTTGAAGCCTTTTCTTTTCTATAGAAGGGCCGAACTCTCCAATCGCTTCCAGTTCCAGCACTTTGGCCTGATATTCTTCTTGAACATATGCTGCGCTTATTTTATCATCAAGTATGTTGTCCTGAAAGTCTTTTGGTTCAACAGTTCCCTTTGGAAGAAGCGCCATTAATTCGAATTTAGCCATTTCTTGATTGTTGTGACCAAGCGCAGCTGCGAGATTATCGGCAGCGGTACTTGATGGATCGTATAACTCACGATCATCCTCTAATTGTGTATACTCTGTTTGTGCCTTCTTATCTGCATATACTCGACGATATTTTCCATATTCATCTTCAGCGTATGTATACTCTCCTTTAGATTTGTCAGACTTAAACTTTGTCAATGCATCTTCTGCTGTTTGCCTCATTTGCATATCTTTAACAAATTGCTCTTTAATCTGTTTAGCTTTTTTAAGATCTTGTGGAACGCTGCTCTTTTCTTTTTTATCACCGACAACTGTTTCAGTCGTAACAGAGTCTGAAGAAGGTTTAATATCTTTAGGAGTTACTTCTCCTTTAACGAGTGAATCTTGAGGCACAGAATCTCCAGCCATTTGTTTGGTGGCTTCGTCTTCAAGCAATTTAGTAAGTCGATAATCACTCTCAGCAATTGGTAACTGGGTTTCTCCCTTTTCAGCTAATCCGTTAGCGACATAGAAATCTCTTTGCTCAGAGAGATTTGTAAACTTTTTATCCTTGTTTATACCTCGGCCTGCTCTCTTGAACATATTCTGTTTGGCCCTATGTTGTTCATTTTTCGCGGTCAACATCTTTGTCTGCAGATCCTTAAACTTTATTTGTTCTTTTGCATCATCATATACTTTTACTTCGGTGTCGTAGAAGGAGTCAAGCTTTCCAAAACTGTCAGTGCCTTTAACCACTTCCATCTTAAATGAGCCAGCATTTTCTTCAAATGATTTTAAATTATCTTCGGCCTTACGTTTAGCAATAATAAGATCAACTTGTTTCTGCTTCGTTTCTTGTGCCTTTATGTTTTTAGGATCTTTATCGTCAACGACAGACTTTACGATCGAACCAGGTAATTGACTTTCAGCAGTAATTGCAGGAGGCATGAATTTTTCTTCTGCCGAAGTCGATTTTTTATGTATCTTTGGATCGTACCTCGAGTGGCTAGGAAGTAAGTCATACTTGCCTTCTTTGCCCTTTGTAATGTTAAGTTCTTCAAATCCAGTAACTTCTTTAGTCACTGGATTGAGGATTGGTTTATTAACGTCTAGACCTGCCTTTAGTATTGCTTGTTTTTGGTTTTTCTCGTACTTAGGCGTTTTATCTGGGCCACCTGTTACGGCCTCGGCAAACTTGTCAGTAATGCCAAGCTTATTATCAAGTAGCCTTCCACCCGCATACGAAGCCGCCGCGGTAGCAGCTATCATCGTGTACGGCGATGTAGCTACACCCATTGCCAAACCACCAATTGCAGTCGTCAAACCAACGATCTTAGCCGTCAGACCGGCAAACATCCCACGAGCCCCCTTCAGCAACCCACGCTTTGACATTTTATCACCAATTTTATCACCAACAACATCAGCCACTAGCAGATCCATGAAACCAAGGCCGCCACCTTCACCGCCTTCGCCTCCTCCGCTAAGAAACTTATTTTGAGCACCTCCAACACTAGCAAGAGTAGCTATTAATTCATCATGCCGTCTCTCATTACGCTTTATCTGTTCTTTCTTGTCTTCTATATTGTCAGCTACATCTGGAGTATTAATAGTAAGGTGATCGTGAACCTTTGCTAGATTTTTATTGATGCCTTGTAGCTCAAGTAAATGCGCATCAGAAGAACCTATCGTATTTAAATTATTCTCTTCAATACGTGGTTTATTGGAAAACACACTTGTTAATCCAAACCCTCCTGTGATCTCGTCAACGCTCTGTTGCGGATCAAACTCTTTAGCTGCTTTCGAAATCCTTTTTAGCAATCCTTGACGGATCATAAAGAACCTAGCCTTCGTCAATATATCTTGCTCTGGTGTAGAACCAAGAATATCATTAAGAGATACTTCATTATCTATTTTAACATCTACATCTTTAACTGCAGATTCAACCTTTTTGAGAATTGTTTTCTTGATTCTTAACCATCTTAATGCATGCACAGCATTTAAGTTAGGCGATTCACCAAGAAGATCTGACAATGATATTGTCTTATCTAAATCTAATCCGCTTAACTTTCCGGCTTGAGTCTCTTTGATAATAGCATTAAGAATATTCTTTTTTATGTTAAGGTGTTTCAAACCCAACACAAAGTTTAGATTCTCAAGGTTACCTGTATCACCCATAAAGTCAGAGAGACTTATATCTTTTTTGATATTTAGTCCTGTTAACTTTCCCCCATCTGTTTCTTTACTTACTGCTGATATGATATTAGCTCGTACCTTGGTAATTTCCGCAACAAACTCAGCATTGTTATTAGCAATGTCAGTAGTTGCCGACTCAAGTTCTTGAATTTGATTTTCTAGGAACTCTTTCAGTCGTTTGGTTAAATCGTTTAAGCTTTTATCTTTTTGCACCATATATCTATTTATTGGTTTTGTTTCTTAATTCTATCATTTTCTTCTTTTATATGCGCTTGTAAAAGAGAAACGTAAATCTGCCTTTCCCAAGGTAACATATTATCGAGTTCTGTTAAGCTATAATTATGGTGTTGCATCATAGCAAAATTTGTCTGATAATGATTCAATAGGGAATCATGAGAAAGGCCTATGAGAAAAAAGATTCAATACCTTCTAATACTGTTTTATTTTCATGGCCGCATGATTTGCACTTAAACGAGCATGTGTGTTGAAGCTTTTTAACATCTTGAATATACTCTTGAATCTTCTCAAGATGAGAATGAGACAATGAATCGATGAAAGCGATTAGTTCTTTTTCGGTTGATTCGCTTGCTGGATATACGCTATCAGCATCATAGATAGATTCGATAGAATATATAAGCAACTGATTAAACGCCTTTAGCGGATCAGATTTACTAATTTTCTCTGCGTTAAGCATCGATATCTTTTTAAGAACAATACCAATTGAATCAGTGATTTCAATAGTATTATTAACTTCTTCATCGTCGCTAAGCTTAATCTCCTCAAGGTCGATTTTATTAGCTGTGTATTCATTACATTCTGAGCATTTAATTTTAATCGTAACACTTTCTCCAATGCTTTTAGCGCGAAGCTGTATAAAGAGATATTCAATATCTGATGCTGTACATTCTGATGGATCTAATTTTTCAAATGAACATGCTGAGATGATATCTTTTATAGTTTTTAGAATCTTATTTTCATCTTCAGATTCTTGAGCGATCATTAATATCTTTTCTTCTTTTACGAGGAACGGTCTAAATTCTATTTCGCTTTTAAGGGAAGGTACTTCAATCGAGTACGTTGGTGTTTCTAGTTTTGGTAATGCCATAATTTTTTAGTTGTTGTTCATTCAGTTATAGTGTAAAAAGGTATTTATACCTCTATTTCCCAAGAGATTTACCCAAACGCCGCACCAAAGTTGATCGGCGCCTGCAAGCCAGCCGTTTCATATGGTGAACGCATTTCTGTCTCAATAAAATCTTCGTATGTAAATTCAACTGTAACTTGTTGAACACCTCCGTCAGCATTTCCTAACTCAACAGCCTGAACCGAAACTGGAAATGCATTTTTTAGTTCAACCTTATACGTAATTTGATTTTCGGAATCGAGTTGGTAAATTTCAACAGATCTTTTGTATACGCTGCCATAGTTTAATTTATATGATTCTCTATCAATAATTAAATTTGTCCAATCATCAAAGAGTCTTTTAATAAAGAAGTCACTCGTAAGATTAAATACAAATGATATATCCTCATTAATAAACCCCTGTGCAGTTTTAATATCCTGCCTAAAATATTTCATATCGAATGTCTGTATTTGTCTACCAGGCATCCCGCAAGAGTCGCACATAACGTTCAGATCTCGTAATTCATCAAGGTTGTTTTTTCTATAAAGACTTTGAGGAGGATTAATGAATACGTTAAATCGATTAGACCTTGCTAATCCGTTACGTTTTCCAATAATTGATTTAAATGTATCGATTGTGTTAGTCATTAGATTTTACTTTTAGAATTTTTCCAGACAGATTCTTTATTACCCTTTTTAAATTGTTCAGTCGGTAAAAATATCGCAATTGCCCATTCTGGTGCCGATACTTCTGCAATTTGTGATTTAATATTTTTTGTGAGATATCGCTTATAACATGGCTTAAACGCACTTGTCTTTGATGATGCCTTCAGTAGATCATACGACATTTTAAGTCGAGTAGTCTCGTCATACTTAGTATTGGTAGCATAACCTAAGAGTACATCAAAAAACTTTGCTCGTAGACGTGGTTCTAAGTAGTGTAAATTTAAACCATAAAAACCGCCTGGAGCTTTATCAACCATAATGACAAGAGGAAATTTATCGTAATGTGGTAATGTATCCTTTGTTTTGGGATCATAAAAATACATGAACATCCGACCAACCAATGGCGTATTCACTCGTTTGAGTTTACTATCTTTTAATAGACTCGCGCGATTGACACGCGTAATTGCTGTTACCTTTTCCCTAAACCAACGCAAAGAGCTTTTAGTGTTCTTCCGAATACCAGCACTGGTTGCTTCTTTATTAAACTTATCAAATAGAGATTCTGCCATATATCTATTTATATATTTATTTTAGTATTTTAATTCCTAAATTTTTTAGAGTATCTTCTGTCCATATTACGAACTCCCATCCTCTGTCAGCGCAGTATGCTTCAGCTGTTTCCCACTTTGAGGTGTTTTTTATGTATGACATCACTTCAGTAATATATCGTTTAGTCTTTCTTTTCGGCTCTTTAGGAGCTTGAGTCTGCTTCTTTGGTTTGATCTCAATAAGATATGTCTTATCTTTTGTTACCATTTTAACGTCCATAAAGTATCTGTGCATACGATTATCTGTCTTACACCGGTATGGTATTATAGTTTCTTCTGATTGCCACTTAATTACCTCTGGATTTGAATCCATAAACTTAAACACCTGCCTCTCCCATAGAGATCTGTATACAACTTTCGTTGGATCACCATCGTATTTCTTAGGATTTTTTACAGTATATCGTCCTTTGTATGTCATGTTTTTATTATAAATAGAATTACATATGTTTATACCACTGGATAATCAAAATCAAATATTAAGCGGCGCGGGAGATGTCGCACGTAATGAGCAGTTTAAAATCCCTGAAGCTCAGAAACCTGATCCTAAACCGAAGAACCAAAACGTCGCCCCTCTTATTTATCCGCCAGATATGAGAGGCGATAATCGCCGGCCATGTATAGTGTTTTGCGCGCATGAACGTACATTGTCTGGCGTAACCAATCAGCACCGCATTTGGTTTCCTGCACCAGGCAGTTTGGCATTTGGAGATAGCGCAGATTTTGCACAAACAGATTTGGGTATAGGTGGTACGGCAGCCGCGGGGTTAGCAGGTTTATTTTCAGGCGATGGAAGTTTCACCGACAAAGTAACACAGAAGGTTAAGAATGCTTCTAGTATACAGGGTATTCAGGCCGCGGTGATAGCATCATCAGCTGTGCCAGACGGACTTCAAACAGCGGTTAATCTCGGGCAAGGGCAAGTGATTAATCCAAATACAAACACAACTTTTAATAAAAACGGAGTAAGACAATTTGGGTTTAAGTTTCATATGTCTGCACGAGATGAAAAAGAATCAGTGCTAATCAGAGATATTCAATCGAAGTTTAGACACTTTACTTATGCTGATCGAGGTGGACCAAATAGCGCTATTACTCTTGAGTACCCTCCGGTATGGACAATTAAATTTATGAATATGAATGTTGGTGGAGGCGAAGAGAATAAGTTTATCCCACGAATATACTCATGCTATTGTACATCTGTAAATACAACATATAATTCGACTGGTAATATTTATTTTTCAGATAACGCTCCTCTTGAATGCGAGATTGAATTACAGTTCACTGAAACTCGGGCCTTAAATAGAAAAGATTTAGATACTATGGAGAAAGCTCAACTCGGAGATGAGAGAGGAATTGCTGGCGGAAGGCCAATTTTTCATGGGTCAGAACCAGCACCAATTACAGAAAAATAATTATGTCATTCTTTTCTCAATTCCCTAAGGTAGCATACGATATTAATGCAAATGGCGTTAAGACTGATTTAGTTGATATGTTCAGACACGTTGATGTACGTGATAAGCTTATCGATAATGTTTCTACATATACATACTATGAAATCAGTAATGGAGAACGTCCTGATATTGTTTCGACTCGTTTATATAAAACTCCTGATTATTATTGGACATTCTTTGTCGTCAACGAAACACTTAAACAAGGACTAAACTCGTGGCCTAATACTTCTCGCTCTTTTGATTTAATGTTAGAGCAAGACTATTCGAAATATTCTGTCCTTGTTTTTATTCCTCGGCAATATCCTGTTGCTCGTAAATACGAAAATTCCTTTGAAATGACAAATTATTTCGGTGGATTGGATTTAGACAACGAAAATATTAGAATACGGTCGCGCGATGGTGGTGAAGAAGTACAAGCAGAGATATTAAAGTTTGATGATCAACGGTTCCAGCTTTGGATAAATGATATTACTAATAAAGGAAAATTTGCAAATAACAGAGAATGGCATATAGAGTATATTAAGAATCCTTATTTAGACGGTCAGAAACATATACAATTTGAAGCGGAAAGAACTGAGTGGACAAAAAAAGCACTTAAATGGGTACAATTAAATCAAACTACTACTTATTATGAATTCTTAAGAGATATAGAAAATAAGCAAGGGTTAGTAATCGGAAGTACTGCATATTACGAACATTTCCTAGAAAAATATTTCCAAAAAATAGAATTCATTTCTCATAGATTCTTTGAGAGTTCATATAATGCTCCAGCGTACTTTATTGATAATGAATATGAAGGAGATAAGTCAACTGCTTTCGATGCGTACTCACGTGTATTTAATATTAATGATGTTGAGCTTGAGGGGGAATATTTTAGGGGTGATATAGATATTAATGTGGCACCAACTCGAATCGATGGATTTGATCAAAGCGAAATGGTAGAATATAACCAGATCAGTAGGCAGAGGAGATATATTCCAAGCTTTGTTGAATCATACTATGCTGAACAAGCTAAATTTGTATCTATAAAGGAAGATCTTGAAGAAAAAGATTTTGAGGCACGGAAGATTCGAGTAATCAGAGAAGAACACATCGATGATTTCGTTGCAGCATATCAAGAGAAACTAACAAAATAAATGGGAACACAAAGGGCAAATTTTGGGAGAAATTCATCATTATCTCCAGGAGCATATAATTTAGAGACAGTAGAAATAACTACGCATGACGGTAAAAAATATGATATCGAAAACATTGTTGTTAAGCTTAACATTACAGAATCTCTCTATTCTCCAAACATTCTTGCTAATATCAGTATAAAGGATTCAGCAAATTTCTTTGAAAGTTCTCCGTTGATTGGTCAAGAAAAGATTCAGATTATAATATCTACTAATCCGAATACAAACGGTAATGTTAAAGAAAGAAAGATTTCACTTGATTTTGTTGTTACAGAGTATCCTCTATATGCGAGCGCTGAAGAAGAACATATTAATGTCTATACAATAAATTGTGTATCAGAGCATGCATATTATTCGAAACTGAAGAAGATATCTAGAGCTTTTACCAATAACACAGATAAAGAAATCGAAAGAATCATTAAAGAGGATTTGCAGTTTGCTGGTAGCATTGTAGTAGATGGAGAAACTATTTCGCGGGCGAAGGGAATTATTAATTGGCAGACTCCTCTAGAGGCAATTGAATGGCTAAGAAAAAAGACATACGATGGAAATCATTCTCCATTTTTCTTTTATCATACTCTCGATAATACTATCCATTTATCATCGCTCCATAATTTATTAACTGCTGAAGAATATCACACATACCACGATCACAGAGAATTTAATCAACTTCCTTATACTAAAGAAGACTATGATCAAAGAGTATCGCGTATTCTCAGTGTTACATCCAATCTTAAATTTGGAAAGGTTTATCAAGGAATCAATGGAGGATGGGCATCAGAAAACAATTATTTAGACTATTCGCGGAAGACATATACAAAATATGATTATAACTATGATAGGGATTTTAAGCAAAATCTTACTCTAAATAAAAAAATCCCGCTTTCTGCAACATTTGATGTAAATGGAGAGAAATTAAACCTTATGCCTAAGTCGCATCTTGAGCACACATCAGTTAACAACTTGGCCTTTTCTGAAGATGGAAAGGATATGAATTATAATACCCTTCAAGAAAATACGCATGGTAAAACTCGTTCAATTGAAGAAGCTCTTGAAACTGCATCGCATGATATAAAACTTTTTGGTGATTTTAAATTGAATCCTGGTACAGTGATTAATTTAAAATTCCCTAAATCGATTGATCCAGTTGGTATGAAAAAATTCCTCGCGAACATGAAGAATAAATCACAAACAGATAGAGATTTGATTGACCAACACCTCTCTGGTAGGCATTTAATTACTTCTGTAAATCATGTCTTTGATGGTGGTGAATATTTCTCAGAATTGCGGGTAAAGAAAGACTCCTTTAATATTGAACTATAAATAAATTATGAATCCTGAAAATTTTATTAATAACGGTGGTGGATTTGCATGGTTCACAGGTGTGATTGAAGACATTGATGATCCTATGGAGATGGGAAGATATCGCGTAAGATGTTTTGGATATCATAACGAAGACAAAACTGAAGGTAAGGGTATTCAAACAGAAGATTTGCCGTGGGCCATGACAATGTTGCCTGTTACATCAGCTTCAATTTCAGGTGTTGGTCAGTCAGCAACAGGATTGTTACGTGGTACATGGGTAATTGGCTTCTTTCGAGATAGTATTAATGCTCAGGATCCAGTTATTATGGGATCTATCCCATCTATTACATCACGTCCAACTGATTATAGTAAAGGTTTTTCTGATCCGTCTAAACGATATCCAAGTAATAAGAAAAATTCTAAATTTGCTGGAAAACTTGTCAAAAAAGACCCAGATAATGAAAAAGAAAAAGGCGAAGATATGGGATTACATCTTAATATGCCTGACACCCCAAGATCTGCACAAGTCAAAGAAGAAAAATATAAAGAAGGATTTAGTTACGATAAGAAAAAATCTTTACGAAAGTTATATGATAAAGTTCCTACTGCACTCGGCCGTGTAAATAATAATTGGAAGTTCCCTGTTCTTGATGATGTGATGAAACCAACATATCCTCAGAACCATGTTACTGCCTATGAGCGAGCCAATGATGCTGATGAAGCAGCACACATTGTTGAGTATGATGTAACTCCAGGCAAAGAAAGAATATCTACAATCCACAGAACTGGTACATATGAAGAAGTTACTCCAGTCGGTGATAAGACTTCAGTCATTGTCGGTAATAACTTTCAGGTCATTGTAAAAGATAATAACGTGAACATTAAGGGAAACTGCAATTTAACAATTGATGCTAACTGCACAACATTTATTAAAGGAAACTGGGATATTCGTGTAAATGGTAATGTAACTGAAAGTATCGGAGGTTGGAGAAAGATCGATGTCGGCCTAGAGCAGGTAGAACATATCGGGTCATCTCTGTTACAGACTACTGGTGGACCATGTACAGAAAAATATGGTGGAAATCAAGTGACTACTGCGCCTAATATCTTCCTCAATTAATATAAATAGGTTATATGTCAAGGCAACTATCAGATAAAAATCCAGCGCCAAATAAGGTTGCGATGCAGCAATTGTATAAGGATTTCCCTATATTTTTTAAAGACGTGCACCCAGTTAAAAAGGATATACCAGCAGTTGTAGATTTAGAAGCTGTTAAGTCTGCCGTTAAGAATTTAATACTAACAAACTTTTTTGAGAGACCATTTCATCCTGAAATCGGATCCAATGCGGCTGCGATGTTATTTGAACCAGCAGATAACTTTACCGCGATGGCAATTAAGGAAGAAATACTATTTGTATTAAAAAAATTCGAACCAAGAACAAATGATCATGTAGTTGAAGTTACAGACAATTCTGATAGGAACTTATATGAAATTACAATTGGATTCAATGTTATATTCTCTCCAAAAAGAGAGGAAATTAGTTTTTACTTACAACGATTACGATAATGAAACAACTTAATGTTACAGAATTAGACTTTGATGCAATCAAAGATAACCTTAAAGATTATTTTAGAAATAATCCAAATGGAGAATACAGCGATTGGGATTTTGAGGGATCAGGTCTTAATCACCTATTAGACATCTTAGCATATAACACGCATTATAACGCAGTTGTTGCGCATAATGCAATGAATGAATCCTTTATTGATTCAGCGCAAATCAGATCAAATGTCGTTTCTCGAGCAAAGCTTCTTGGTTATACTCCAAAAAGTAAGACAGCTCCAATGGCATCGATCTCGTTGACCTTTGCATCTTCTGTTAATCGTAATCTTTCTACATACACACTTTATAGAGGACAAACTCTTACAGCCGCGATCGATGGTACAACCTATACGTACATCACAGTAGATGATTATACTACTACTCTTGATGAAATAAATTCTCAATATGTTTTCGAGAATGTGGTTATCTATCAAGGACGAATGAAAGAAAGTACATTCGTTGTTGAATCTGGAAACATTGATCAGAAATTTATTATTGAAGATTCATCGATTGATTTAGATCATTTGATCGTTGATGTATTTGATAATGCTTATTCAACTGCTGTTGAAACTTATACTGAATTCACGACTCTTTCAGGTGTTGGTCCATCAACTGCTGCCTACTTTATTAACGAGAATTATAATGGAAATTATGAGATTCAGTTTGGTGATGATATTTTTGGAAAAAAACCAGCATCTCTCAGTATAATTAAACTTAAATATTTAAGTACTGAAGGTAAAGAAGGTAATGGCGCTAATGTCTTTACATGGGCGAGTCCAACATCAGTATCACCAGTCATCACAACTTTATCTGGTGCTACAAATGGTAGTGAAAAGGAAGACATTGAAAGTATTCGTCAAAATGCACCTCTTTCCTTTATAACACAGAACAGAGCTGTTACATCGAGCGACTATAAGACTCTTGTCATGCAGATTCTTAATAATATTGAAACAGTATCTGTTTGGGGAGGAGAAGATAATTTTCCACCACAATATGGTAAAGTATACATATCGGTTAAACCATTCGATGATAATGCTCTTACTAATACAGATAAAATCTTTTTGCTTAAAGAACTTGAAGCAAAGAGAGTAATTGGTATCGAGCCGGTTCTTATCGATCCTGATTTCACATATCTATACTTTGATGTATTGTTTAAGTACGATTCAAATAGAACATCGCTGTCTGCTGGTCAGCTTTCAACAAAGGTAGAGTCTCTTCTTTTAGATTTCAATACAAACAATCTTCAAAGGTTTGACGGAGTCTTCCGTTATTCGCATCTTCTTTCCCTAATTGATAAGTTAGACATCGCGGTTGTTAATTCATTCGTTAGAGTCTTCGCGTATAAAAGGGCAGTAATAGAATATGGTAAACTTGTATCAACACCAGTTGATTTCCAAATGGCACTATATGCAGACGAAAATCAAGAAGAATCAGTATTGAGTTCAGATTCTTGGACATATAACGGAGTTGTTCTTCGTATTGAAGATGAACCAATTATAGGTTCATCAACTGAAAGAAATATATACGCATACTCTCTCGGTGCTGATGGAATCAAGAGAACTTTATTCAGAAGTGTTGGCACCCTTGATACTAGTAGCGGATTAGTTTCGATTGATTCTCTTCCTATTAATAAAACCGAGACTATAAATATATACGTTACACCAGCATCAAATGACGTAGTATCAAAGAGAAATAAACTTCTTTCAATTGACATTGGTAAAACAGTAATTAAACCAGAAGTTGATACAATCGCAGTATCTGGTTCTTCTGGAGTTAATGACTATGCACCATTTTTAAGACACCGCCCCGATGGAAATATATAAAATATGTCTCATATCTCTATAGCAACCGCAGCTCCACAGGGAACTGTACCGCATAATACTGAATCGCTTAGAGTTGAAGAACTTATTCCTGCGCAACTAAGAGAAAGTTCAGAAACTTTTATAAATTTAATAAAAGAGTATTATGAGTATCTTAATACTGAAGGTCTTCCAACATACGAAACGAATCGCATCATTGATGAACACGATATTGATAAAGTTTCGATCAAGTATTTAGACGGTATTCAAGGAGAAATTGCTAAGAATATTCCTAATTCAGTAGTGGTTGATAGAGTATCGCTGTACAAAAAGATTGTCCAGTATTATACTCTTAAAGGTTCTGAAGAAAGTATTACAACGTTTTTCCGCCTCTTCTTCGATGAAATTATTGAAGTATCCTATCCAAGAGAGAAGCTCTTTAGTCCTTCTTCTGGTGATTGGGAGCCAGCTAATGATGATTTTACTCGTACTATTGTAGCATCGTTGATAGAAGGTAGTACAGCTATAAAATATAACTATACGCCGTTTCAATTAAAAAAGGATGATGATGTATTAGGAAGCGGTAAGATTATTAAAGTCACACCGATTAGTCTTTATGATAATCCTCCTGCTATTAATTCGTTAGTATTTGATGTTAATTCAGCAAAAAATCTTAACTCTATTAATGAATCATGGGACTCAATAGTATTAAAAGATACTTGGAGAGGCTACTTTAATAACGGTGCTTCATTTAATTCATATGAAGAGTTAGTACACTTTGATGGAGAAAGCGCTTATGTTGACTTTGGAGATATAGGTGAACATAGTGTTCCTCTTGATACTGAAGAACACACGTTTGTTATTCGCTTTCGTCCAAAATTTAATAAGGAAAATACTGTAATTCAACCACTCTTTTCTTTATCAAAAGATTATACTCAGTTACAGTCTCATGAGTTGTTCTTTAATAAAGATACAGGAAAAATAGGTAGATCGTTCGTTAATACAAATGAGCCTCGAATTTCTCTTAACGGAGATGATACATTTCAATTTACGAACTTTATAGATCAAACAACGAGTGCTCTTAATACTTTAGTCGGAAATAAGAAGGAACATATGACCAAGTTCTTATCTCCAATGAGTTTAACATTCAATGGTAAGTGGCAAGAAACGCTCGTTACTTTTAATGGAAAAGCGATTTCTATTCATAGTACCGACCCGGTGTTAAAGACTCTAACCGAAGATGATCTTCGCTTCTTTGATTTTAGCGGATCAACATTCGATGCTCCAAATAATATTAAAGTTGGAAATACAATTACGTACGAAGCTCTTGCGGATTATAACGGGAGGTCAACTGCGATAAGCGAAGATGGCAATATACTTGCTATCGGTGCACCATTTAACGACGGTGGAGGCCTAAACGCCGGTCATGTTAGAGTATTTAGATTAAATAGTAATAGCTCTCCAGAATTATGGGAACAAATTGGTTCTGATATTGACGGTGATCAAATCGATCAGCGTTTTGGTACAGCTATTAGTTTAAGCTCAGACGGAACAGTTCTTGCTATTGGTGCTCCGAATAACGCTCAGGCTAATGCTCCACTATCTGGTAAGGTTAACGTATACGAATTAGTTAATGAATCTTGGGTACAAAAAGGATCGACGTTATATAGCGCAGTTGACTATGAAAGAAGTGGTAGTAGCGTTAGTTTAAATGGAGATGGTACTCGGTTGGCAATAGGTAATGATCCTTACATTGCTGAAAACAGTTTTGAAGTTGGTCTCGAAGAGGGAAATGACGGAGGAGGAAGTTTATTACAAGAAGATGGTGCTAAGATATTAAATCAAAACTTTGATAGTACTTCAGCTTCAGTTGTAAATAGAGCCCGCGTATTTGAATTTGATGTTTCAAATGATTGGGTTCAAATTGGATCAGATATTACCGAGTTAGATAACGACAATCAAAGTTATACTCAAGTTAGTTTAAGCGATAACGGTCGAACTCTTTTAGTTGGAACTCGTTGTAATGTTGGATCTGATATAAAAGCATGTACAAAATCATATATTAATACTGCTGAATCTGTTGGTTGGTTCTCTAGTGGCCAAAGACTAATATTCGATGACGGCGCTAATGATATATTGCTTTCTCCCGTTGAAAAAATAGAAATTAGTTTGAGTAATAACGGTAAAACTTTTGTAATTGGCATTCCTGGTAAATTGGGTACAGAAATTACAAACGGAGCAGTAGAAGTTTATAGGCTTGGAAGTAATAATTTATGGTCTCAATTAGGAGAACCACTTTTCGGAGAAAGGCCTGGAGATCATTTCGGCAACGCGGTATCTATCAATAGTACCGGAAATATTATAGCTGTTGGTGCTTCCTATAATGATGGAACATTCCCACAATCAGGTCATACAAGAATATATCAATATCTAGAAAATAAATGGAGCAAGGTTGGTAACGATATTGATGGTGAAGCGTTTAATGAATATAGCGGCTCAGCAGTTAGTTTAAACGCTACTGGTACGAGAGTTGCAGTTGGTTCACCTCTCGGCGGCGGCGGTAAAGTAAGAGTTTACCAACTTGCTATTAATGCAAACATATCTACGTTCTTACACGCTGAGAAACATCCTACTGATACTAAAAGTAGATGGTCTATTAAGTCAAATAGTAAGTTGATGTATTATACAGAATGGGAAGATAACTCCGCATTCGTAAATGTTAATCCATACGATCTTGGACTAAGGTGGATTATCGGAGACAAACAAGGAGATGAATCTTTACCAGTTCTCCCACACTGTGATCGCATCAAGAGAAACGCTGATCATATCTTTACTCTGCATAATAGAGGATACATGTCTATCTATTATAAACATAATGACAATTTTATCCCATGGCAAGATATTACTATTGCTGATACGACTGTTTATGATGGAGAAAGACTATGGGAAATCTTAGACTATGCAGTTGATGATGTATATCTTACTATTTTAGATAAGCCTATTGGTGGTGCATCTCGAGCGCTTATATTTAAAGCGAATGAGTATAATACATATGAGCATTTTCAAACATTATCTTTAGACCTTCCTGCATATCAACGCCGAGCTTCTGATTTTACTCACATCAAATTGGTGAAGTCGCAACTTATTGTTGGAACACATACTCTCAATAATACAGACATTTCTCAAGTTATTTGCGTTTATGATCTAGTTGATGGTCGCTGGTCTGAAGAGAACTCTGCCAGTTTGCCACATGCTACATTAAAAAGTGTTAGACCACATCTAGAATTTAGCATGAATTCCGGAGTAACGACTAATCGATGGAAGTCAACCAACGAGCTAGCCAGCATTAACACAAACACCAGTGTCAATACATCTTTAGATGACGGAATTAAACTTGGGTCGTCAGCTATAAGCACTCCTATTGGACTTGATGTTGATTCTAAGTTTAGTTTAGCTATTCGGTTTAATGCAATAGATATATATGATAGTATTACTGACATATTAACAATTGGTAATGTGACACTTCGGATTAGTAAGAATCCTATTTCTGGAAATAAGTCACTTCAAGTTGTTTCTAAAGAAGCTGGTAAAGTTGATTATCCTATATTTTTAGATAAGATAAACACCAATGCAATTCTCGACAATAATCCACGAGAAATATTTAGTGATCAATACTTTAATGACGAAATAAAAACCGATGAATGGAATAACTTAGTAGTAGAATTTACGGTTGGAAGTCTATCGGTGTTTGAAGAAGAAGTAATTACAGGTTTAAGGTATTCGCTTAATGGATTTAAGAGATCAAAGACTGTTGATGTGATTAATATAATCGACGATGAGGGTGAAGATAATTTCCAGAGAAGTCCAGTTTACGGAATTAGCGCTGCTTCTCAGATGTCTCTCGGTACTAAAATTGCATTTAATCACATTTCTTTCTATAATAGAGGTCTTTCTCATATCGAGTTTGGAAGAATAGAGACAACGTTATCAAGTGTATACACTAGTAACGTTACTACAGGAATAAACTCATTGCTTGATGGAGGAAGATTTGAAGTAAGTGAAAATGGTAACGTTATAATAAAGGTTGCTGCATATGGTATTAACATTTGGGAAAAAACTCCAGATGGTTGGGTAAGTTTTTATAATCCGATAAGTTCTATAACAGATGGAGGTAGTAATTATATTACACATAGCGGATCAAGATTGTATTCATACAAATTCTCTGGGAATGATTTGATATTGGTAAATGGCGGGTTAAATAACGCTCAGCAATATTTAGAAGCATACGATGAAGAAGATTCTTCATACAAAAGAAAACAGCATAACTCAACAACAGTAGCGTATTACATCCGAAGTCAATATTTAAACTCATATATTAGTTGGAAGTTATTCGAAACGTTTAGAGCTTCTGTAGAATTTGAGCAGAAGAACGATGAATCATTAAAGGTAGGATTAAATTATGGAGTAGATATTGCTATTGATAACGCTAATGACACATTCGCTATCTCTCTTGAACCGGACAGTGTTAATAAAATATTGAAGGAGCCAGCTTCTTTAGAACCAGCATCAAGTGAAAATATTACAAATGTTAAGTATGATATTTGGAAAAAACTATCAGATAACTTCATTCGTCCTTTACCGCTATATGAACCAATAGACGGTTATCCATTAGTAACTTCATATCCTCCGCAATTGAGTAATAGTGGTATATTAAGAATTTCGAAAAATGCTCCTTCGTACAACGCCGTAATAGCAGATGGTGATCTTATTCATGCAACTGAATTTACAAAACCCCTCGTAACATATACCTTTAACACCAATATTAATAGACCAGGTTATTATTTGGAATCAAAAGATATCATCGATGATTTTGTTATATCAAATATTCCTTCAAATAGAGTGTATTTGGATAATAAAAAGATTCAATATAACGAGTTTAACATAATACTCATAAGAGGAGTAGCTGATAGGTATAACGGCTACATTGATATATCAGTCGGTGGTAGTAATTTCGAAAGAATATTAGAAGGAAATACTCTTAAGCATTTATTGATATCTCCTGAAGCAAACTTTGTACTTGGTAGAAGTGTTAATGGATACTTCAATGGCGATATCAGCCATTCTCAGTACTATTCATCTGCAGTCTCAGATGCTACAAAGGATGAAATTGTAGAATACTTAATTAATAATGTTAAAAACTTCTATCAAATTGTATATGAAGAGTTTGACGGAATCACACTAGGAGCCAATCGACTTACTTCCGAACCGCTTTCAGAAGATCCATTCGCCTTTAACACATTATCTGGCCATGTATTTAATTCATTTTGGTTTTTTGATGAACCGCAAATACGTACAAAGATTTCAGTAACAGCTGACTATAACCAATCAATTAGTAATGAAGCTCAAAGCATATATTGGGGAGATGGAAGAAGCAACATAATAATAGATAACGCAGCTTTACTGCATGAATTTACTACAAATTATCTTGGCAAATACTATGATAGAAAAGGTCAAGTCTCTTCAGTTAACAGAATACAAGATAGCGTATTTTGGCAGCAGTTCTCTTATAACATTCGAAGTGGAATACGTGTTAGCGATTGGGAAAAACAGTTTGTAAATCTAGTTCATCCTGCTGGTTTAAGATTCTTTGCGAGTGTTATTCTTCTTGTTATACGAGATAATCATTGGTTTGGACCAAAGTTTGTTTTGTTTGATCCAGAAACTAGACAAAACACAAGTGTAATTAAAGTAGAAGATAGATTTCTTACGCCGTTTAGAACTAATCAACCTGTAGAGGATTTGAGATGGCTTGAATCGCTTACAGCTCCAAATGCTACTGGTGGTTATCATATGCCTGTTTTCCAACCTGGTTGGTTACAAGGAGACATTCGAGTGCGAGAGTTTATATTTGAAGCTGGTTTATGGACTAAGTTAGCAAGGTCTGTTCCAGGTAATGAGGCTGCTGCGAAATATACATATGAATACTCAGATGGCAATCCAGCAGAAGATGTCGAAATTAGAATATTAAACTTAAATGGCGAACCTGAATTAAGTATCGGCGATGTAGTTTATCAAGATGATAATAACTCTCCAAGTCAGAATACTGGCATTATAGCAAATATTGCTCCTGATGGACTTTACTTTACCGGAATAGTTAAATTAGTAGGAGTAGGTAGTTCGTTTGTTACAGGAGAAATTTATACTCAAAGCTATACAAATACGATAACAATTGAGGCTAAACCTGTTAAGCTAAAATCAGAAGTACTAAATATTTATGGTGATGAGGAGCAAGATGCGGCATATCTATTACAAGATCGCTCAAGCATCGATGTTAATTCAGAGATGTTCATGAGAGCGGTACTAACAGCATTTAAATATGTCATACCTTCATTAGTACCTGCTGCAGTAATTACTAAACAAGACTATCATCAAAATCTAAAATTTAAGGATGTAGGTGATATTAGCTCATATCTCAATACACGAATTATTGATGCAATTGCTGATAAATTTACATTTATGAATGTAGCTGCTATTATTGAAAAGAGGAATCAACTTTCAACTGAAGGTGGTGATGGAGTATTCCTTGAGTCTGATTCTTCTCCTTATGATCAAGAATTGCTTATTGACGATATTGCCGATTGGTGGAATGATCCTGAAGATGATGCTGATATATCTGCTCCAGTTCAAATCGATATTTTATCGTACACTGGTCCTCAGTTGGTTAGTGGAAATGTTGTATATCAAGATCTAGGGGGCGGTATCACGATCGAAGGATTAATTGTCAGCACTAAAAACAGCGGCAATACCATATTAGTTGGATGGAGGGGCGCTATAAATACAAGTGCATCACCAGACTTCGTATATCCATCGAAGCCAGAACTTGATCAGTTATTCGTATCTGGAACAATATACACAATCGCGGGTCAATATGATAGTCCAGAACCACTAGTTAAAATAATCGAAACATCTGCAGAAGTCTCTGTTAGCAACTAAAAACTTTATAAATAGAATTAATGAGTACTAAAATTTCAGCGTTAGACGAGAGACTTCAGATTGATATCAACGGGGAAGAGTTTTTCCCAATAATCGATGGCACTGTTGGAGCATATCACACGTATAAAATAAAACTTGATTCGCTGTTTGCGAGTGATCAAGGGTTTGAAAAGGTAACAAATCTTGTTGTTACTGGTGCAGCTTTGCCTGATCGACAAACCGTCGCAGATGATAATGAAAAGTTTACTTTAACATATACTAAGGAAGATAATACTACAGATGTTATAACAATTGACAAGTATAAGATTCTAGCTAATGATGTAAAATTCATTCACATTGATCCAGCAGGTTATGTTACATCTACTGATAGAATTGATACACATATTGTAGACGATAGGCTTACTACAGCAAAAGCAGTTGATACTCATATCGACCATAGAGAAGCACTATACGATACAGAAATTAAAGGATATTTTGGTGATAGTACAACGTCCCGTGTTACGGGCAATCATGTACTAAAGGACTTCAGATTAAACTCTGAGGTTGCATCCGACTTTACTGCACTATTAGACGGCGTTAATACAAACTTAAATACGTTTAAGAAGATTGAAGATAGGTTTGCTACTATTGATTATAGCGATAAGATCGGCACTGGTCAAGTAAATATTGCACATTTTACTATTAATGAAATTGACCTAAATCAAAGGTTGAGCATTAAAAAATTAGCAGTTGGTACAGATCTTATTTCTAATAATGCTATTACGACTAATAAAGTTAGAGATCTTTCTATTGTTAATTCTAAGCTTTCTACTGAAGCAGTCTCAACTGTTAAGATTCAAGATGGCGCCATTACTAATAGTAAAGTTGCAACTGGTGCGATCGATCCATCAAAGTTATCTGCATATGGACCGTCATGGAGCGACAGTGCGGTATCTGTTCCCAATAATTTATTAGTTGGATCAGATGTTATTGCTCAAGGTCGCATTAGGTCATACGGCACAGATTTTCATCTATATAGCGCTGGCCGTTCTGAAGGAAATGTTCACAACGGTAGAGCACTTGTTCATAATCGCGGAGATAGGTTAACTATTAATTATGCGAAAGATTATACTGGCGGTGTAGAAATTAGAGGTGTAGTAAAAATTCCAGACCAAACTCAGGACCAAATTCTTGCTTCTGGACCTAGAGCAATTGTTACAAAAGAATATGTCGACTATGCTGATATTCGTATAAGACCTCTTGATCCCACAAGAATCCAAGATGATTGTATTCAGCTGAGACACATGTCAGACAATTCAGTTGGTACTTTTGAAATCCTTGATGATTCAATCACAAGTGCTAAGGTTGAAAACATTGGTCCTCAATGGACTAATGACGGTACTGTTACAATCATAAAAGACCTTGATGTCAATGGCTCTAAATTGGATCTCGGCGATAGAACAAATACTTCTACCGATCCTACTGAAATAAAACTTATTTCTTCTAACGTTTCTTCAGATAGCGTAGGTTATGCAAGAATCTTACGCAAAAGCGGACTAAACGGAGCCTTACAGATTGATAATAAAGGATCTACTGAGTTTAGCCTAAATGGTAGTACAAAATTGCAGGTATCATCTTCGAATGTTAAAGTTGATACATCTCTTCATATTACTGGAAAAGATTCCACTACTATTGGTTACAACAATTTCGCAAATCCAGCACTTCTAGTTGGAGCGAGTGATTACGGAATTGCAATTGATTCAAATGAGATTGTCCAGAAAGGTAATCATTTACACTTAGGAGTAGCTGATCCTGCTACACAGAATATCAATTTTCAAGGAGGTCCTCTTTTACTTACTCGCATATATGGTGACAGCGGTACCATATATACGCGCGGCGGATTTATTACAGATAGCGGTGTAATTAGTACTAACAACAATACTTCTAGATTAATTCTTCAAGGTGGTAAAGAAAATATAAGTGGTGCTGATATTGAGCTATACGGTTCTGATAATCCTAACCACCCTGGATTTGCTTATTACGATGCAGATAAACACACATTTCGATCACAGGATAATAATCAAATTGCCCTTACAATTGATTCTAAGCAAAGGAAAGTTACTCTTCATACCGAAGGTACATCGCCAAATCACTTGGTTACCAAATCTTATGTTGATAAAGAAAAATTTCCAAAGATAACTCGTTTAAATGATATCACTCTTCGTATGAATAGTGGCTTCTATGAAACAAATGCAGCAGATACGAATAACGGTTGGCCAGAAAGCACTGGTTTATGGTATCACTTACTTACAAGTACACACAGTAATTCCTCCAACTACAATTCTTTGCAGTTCGCTGCTCCATTCTATGAGCAAGATGTTTACTTTAGATCTACTAACAACGATGGTAAAAGGGAATGGAACAAGCTATGGCATACAAATAATGTTGGATCAGGTTCTGGTTTAGATGCTGATTTGCTTGACGGAAAAGAAGCAGCAGAATTTTCTCTCATTGCTCATAATCATGATACTCGATATTTAAAACTTTCAGGAGGAGCTCTAACAGGCGATGTTAACTTCAGTAATGATCAACAAGGTATAGTTTGGAATAGAAATACTGATGGAGCTTCTATCAAGTTTTACAATACTGGTGACAGTGATAATACTTCTCGCCTTGAATTCCAAACGACTGATAATAGGAATGAATATTTCATCTTTACGCATCAGCCATATAATGACACTTTAATCGATCTTCTTAAGATTAGTAACACTGAATTGTCATATAAGGCAAATAAAATATGGCATGCTGGTAATGATGGAACTACCTCTGGTCTAGATGCTGATCTACTCGATGGATTAGAAGCAACAGCATTTTCTCTTGTTGGTCATAATCATGACACATTATATAGAAAGCTTACTACTAAGATTGGTGTTAACGATCTTACAACAGGTGCACCAGATTGGCAAAGCAATGGCACTTTACGATCACTTGGATCAATCTTTATTGCGCATGATCGATCAAACAATGGTCTTTACACGCGGAACATATACGGAAGAAGTGCAACTGCTCCTTTCGCGAATGACGATGATACATCACTTAGACTTTTTGGTGGAAATGTTGGAACCGCATCTATTGAGTTATATGATAGCAACCACGCCTCAGCAGCCGATCATATAAGCATAAAGAGTACACATACTCAAATTTATTCAGATAATGTACTTGCTTTGGATATTAAAAACGGTGGGCACATTGTTGCACCTCTTCAGACGCAATCACTTATTGCTTCAAATAAAAAATCTCTTACCACAAAAGAGTATGTTACAGCCGAGATTGCAAAGGTATATCCTGATGATAACTATATATTAAGATCTAATCCTCAATTTGAAAGTGGAGTTACGATTAACGGCTCTAAAAGCCCTGTGGCAGATGGGTTCTATCAAAATACCAATCAAGCATTTGCTAAGGATGCAACAAATCTATGGTTAAAGGGAAATAGTGCTGGAGCAAGTGGAATATTCTTTGAGTCCAGCGCAGATGGTGTTCGTACACTTGGAGATTCTGGCGATGGAGCATTTATTCAATATCGCGCCCACGGCATTCACGGTGACCAAACTGGAGAGCAATCAGATCTTGTCATTGGTGTAACAAATGATCCTCGTGCACCGCAAGATGATAAGATTGTATTTAGTGTACCCAGTAAAGATAGCTTGGTTGCTACATTCGATAACGGATCTACTGAGCATAAAATATGGCATGAAGGTAATGATGGAAGTACCTCTGGTCTAGATGCTGATAAACTTGATGGATACCATGCAAGCTCTTTTGCTCTAAAATCTGGAACTGCATTTACTGGAGACAGCTCTATTGCACAAGGAAAGACCCTTCGGTTTATTCACGGCAATGCGGCTGATGCAAATGACGGTACTATAAGCGCTGGAAAATTTGCCAGTGGTCTAAATATTGTTGGTACAAAAACTACTGCAGGTGGATCTTACGAAGGTAGACAAGTTCGCATCTGGGGAGATCTTATCACAAACTCCGGTGATAAATATTGGAATGCTGGTAATGATGGAACTACCTCCGGCCTGGATGCAGATCTACTTGATGGATATCATGCGAGTGATTTTGCTAAACCTAATACAAAGATTTCAGTACTGAGTCCGACCGCTGATTCTCACGCTGCTACGAAAAAGTATGTTGATAATAAGACTGCTAGTCTCACCAATGCTAGCACACTCGATGGAATCGATTCTTTAGAATTCATTAATAATACTGCAAGTCCGAACGCATTAAAATCTAATTTGACTCCTGGTTGGTACACTATCGCGGTTAATACTGGAAGTAGAGCGGTCGCAAGATTTGGCCTGAAAGATCAAAGATCCAGTCGTCATCAATCTATTGTTTTTTATGCTTCTCACAGTTATGGTAGAGATGATTCAAACAACATTACTGTTTTACATAGTAGTAGTTATAATCGAAACCTGCCATTTAAGAATATTCGAATAAAAGAAGGTGAAACATATGATGGAGCTGCACTTCAGATATTTATTTCGAATTCGAGCAATAGTGTTCAAGCATTTCTGTTAGGTGATAATTTCCAAACTAGTGGATGGAGGTTAAGAGATTGGGTACCTGATAGTCAAAACCCAAATATTGGTTATTCATATCCAGATCCTAATGAAGCTCAAAGAAGTTATAGCGGATATTACGCTTCCGGATTGAACCAATCTAAATTTTATTCAACAACTGCTTGGTCAGTCGATGACAAGAATAATCTTCCTAACGAGTATGTACAACTCGATCTATTGCAAAATCAGCTTTTTGCTGGTCTACAAACTAGAGGACGTGGTGATGGTCAGGAACAATGGGTTACAAAGTATAAGGTTGCATATTCTACAGACAATATAACTTATACTTATATTAATAATGGTCAAGTATTTACTGGAAATAGCGATACAGACTCTTCATACCAAAATATATTTTCTCCAGTTACTGCTCGATGGGTTCGTGTTTATCCAGTAGAATATTTTAGTCATCCAAGTATGAGACTTCGGCTTGTGATTGATGCATGGAATGTAGTAACCAATGTTGCAGGTGAAGTTGATTTGGGTGTCTCGAATGGTGGTATTATCACTACTGATGAAGTTTACGCTGGTGGACAAACAACACAGAATAAATTGTGGCACGCAGGTAATACAACAAATGCTGTTGTAAATACAACTATTAAGAATGGCAGTGTATCTGCAAATAAACTTTCTACAGGTGCACCAAGTTGGGATACCAGTAAAAACCTATTCGTTAAAGGCAAATTGCGATTAGGCGAGCCAGTATCAGGTATTACGCCATTGACAGAAATATATGCAGAACGCATCGGAACTGAAGACATTCTAACAGTCTATGCAAATGATAAAATAGTATTCCAAAATAGTGACAGACTTCCAACCATGACGATTAATCATAGTGGAAATAGAGTAATAATTGGAGGAGATACTATATTACCCGAGCAGGGTAAATTGCATATCGACTCTGCTGCTGTACCTCTATCATTTAGAGAAACTGATCAAACCGGTGGAGGTTCTTTTTGGAGAATGCCGCTTGATTATGAATCATTAAGGTTTGATTCTTCAAATGATGGAACTTCGTTTGGTACTACTGGATATACTAATGTGTTTCAGATGTATAAAAATGGTAAACTTCGCGCACCAAGTTTGTCTTATAGAGACATTGATCATCAAAGATCGCTCGTTACTAAAGAATACGTTGATACTAAAGTAGGTGGTAGAGCTACCACCGCATATGTTGATAGTAAAGTAGCTGGTATAACTCCCGGAAAACTGTATCACGTTAATGCTATTCAAAAAAGTCAAGGATATTACAAAACCGCTGATACAAACTCATCTAGTAATGTAACGCCAAACACTGCTGTTTATACTTATGCAAAGGCAGTATTACCAAATTTAGCCGCTGGAGATAAGGTAATGGTAGTTTGGGGATATAGAACGAAGGATTCGAGTAATGGTACGACGTACGCATTCCAATATGCCACAACACTGTATAACGTCTTAAGTGCTAGTACTTGGAGTGTAATAAAATCCGGAAGAATAATTTAAAAATAATATATAATAATGAATAATCACGTAATAGTATTTAATAAAGTCTCAAAAGAGTATTTTGCGGTAGTATCGCTTAATGCAATAGATCAAATTGATAAGAATTTTTTTACTACCAAGACTGTAGAATTTGATGATACTACCCACGAATGGGATGGAGGAAATCTTGATAATGGACAAGTTATTGCCAAAGGTGATTCTATTCCTGTAGTAACTGAAAGTAATCTAGACGCGACTTGCGGAAGATCTATTACAGATGTATATCAAACACACCATGAATTAAATGCAATTATTGATGTATTGAGTCAAATTATTGAAACACAAAATATGTCAGGTGCTGCTATAGATAAGTTTAATGAAGTGAAAAACTTTATAGCTAATCGCAGATTGATAAATGAACGATATAAATTGGCTTATCAAAACGACACTTCGTGGAATTACGTGTCTAAAGAACAAGAACAAGAAGATATCGATCGTTTGTATGATGGAGGATTATATGAGAAAATAACAACGGATATCGTATGAACCATTTGAATGAAATTTCTGATCTTTTACATGTTTATCCAAACTTCTTATCTGAAGAAGTATGTAATGAAATAGTTGAATATTCAGAAAAAAGGCCAAACATATTTCGTGATAGAAGCAAAGAATATGTAAATCGCGGAGTTGATGGTGACGTAGGAAAATATTACGCGGCTGAGATAAGCCGTAAAAGTTTAGTGCCTCTATGGAAAAAATATTTTAAAGATTTAATGTTTAAGGAATTTGCTCCGGTTGAGGTGCAAATCAATAAGTATGATATAGGAGCATTTATTCCTCCGCATGTTGACAACAGCATGGCTTTTCACACAATTTGTGTTCCATTACAAACAGATCCTGATAATTGTTTAATTTTTGGAGATAAAGAAGTTTATCATAATAATATAAATATCAACGAAGCAGAGAAAGAAGAAAAAATTAAAGTATTTAAAGATAAAAAGGGATATGGCTATCATTTTGAAGGAATGAAACCAGTTCATTGGGTTCCACCAGTTACTTCTAAAAGATACAGTTTAGTAATCATATTTTAAGATCATGAATAGACAACAACATACATTTACAAACATTGAAACAAAAGTTAATACTATTTTAAGTCATGCAAATGGTTTAGGCTTTAAAAGAATCGAAGGTATCGATAGACGCGAATCACACATACACGATAACTTAGAAACTCTTTCTGATTATGAGTTTATAAGCTCACGAGCAGTAGCTAAAAATAATAAGCTATTTAATGCTATTGAAGATTTAGCAGAAACAATAGGACTAAAAGACAAAGTTCTTGTTTCATCATTTATGCAATTACAAAGCGGTGACTTTTTAGAGTGGAGCGATATCGATTATTGGAAAGAAAATACAATTGGAAAGTTCTTTTCAATCGCATTAACAAGTGGCAATTCAATTGAATTTAAGGACGGTATTGTTCAAGTTCCTCAATATGGAGCAATTGCGTTTAATACCGGAGATGTTCATCGTATACAAACCGTCAATTCAAAGCAAACATGGTTGGTACTAATGATACCAGATTATTTTAATCTGGTTTAGTGATACTATTCAATTTAAACTTATATAAATAAGACTATGGCAGCAATTATAACATCAGAATTTCGAAAGAACTCTCGTAAGATTTTTACTAATGATATTAAATCATCAACAGTAGATGACTACTTTATTGGACTTGGTAAGACAGACAGTTGGCCTGATACAGCAGATGCTGAAGGCAATCAGGTAACAGAATATAGCAGACAGTTCTCTGCTCCTTTGCCGATTGATACCACTATCATGAAGACAGACGTATTGAAAAACCTTTTGGTTTTAGTGAAGACAGATGCGGCTGAAGTTTTTAATGTTATTCCTAGAAACAATTGGGCGTTTAACAGAATTTATAAAACATATGATCCAACCGATCCAAGGTGTTTTGATTATGAAACAATTGACGGTATAGCACATTATCCGTGTTATGTTACTTCTAATGATCGTGTCTATATGTGTCTATCCAATATTGATTCTAATGGTGATATCATAGAATCAACGACCGCTATTCCATCAGGAGCAGGAGCATCTCAAGAAAGTTATCATACTCCAGCAAAATTGTCTGATGCTTATCTTTGGGCTTACGTAACATCTTTAGATGAAGATTCTAAATTTTATACTGATCAGTTCGTAAACTATACATATCCAAGCCCATCAGACGAAGATTTTACTCAGATCGCAAATACCACTGGAGGTTTAGTATACGGATTTAAGATTAACTATGGTGGAGGAGATAATTCAGTCAATGTGGACTCTGCGGAACTTAACTTAGTTGGCACTACCCGCGATACTCAAACTGGTGAACTTCAACATGCTGAAGACGTCGAAATGAATTCTGAGAACGGTTTTGATGTAGTCTTTGGTGCTAATGGTATCGAGTCAATTACATATATAGAAACCCAGGGTGTAATACCATGGAGAAAGGGTTATGTATCAGCGTCAGTATCAGTAAAGGTTGATAACGTAATAAGCGAAACGATAGAAATCGTACCATATGTTTTACCGTATGACGGCCTTGGTCGATATCCTGATAATGATCTTCCATCTTATTACGCTGGTATTGCAGTTGATTTTATTGGAGAAGTCGATGGAGAAGCTCCTGTTGGTTATGCTGTTGATGTTCGCCAAATTAGTTTGGTTAAAAACCCACAACGAAATCCAGCTATTAATCAATCGAACGATAACGATGATGATACAAATGAAGGTTTCTATGTTCACGATGAAGCATATGATGCCCTAAAGTATATTCAATTGCCACCTACAACTCTTGTAAAAGATTATATCGGAAGAGATTTTATTATTGAACAAGAGGGAACTGGAGCTAGAGCTTGGTTAGATATTTCCGATAATCAAAACGAAAGATTATACTATCACCAAAATAGTTCTCCATTAGTTAACTTTAAACGATTCGAACCTGAAGGTGAAGGATCGATTAAAATTACAACTATAGGAGGATTTTGGGATGAAGAAACATATACGTGTCTCTCAGCCAACGATCCTGAATATCTTCCTGAGACTGGTGAAGTTATTTTTTATGAGAATAGAAAGCCTATAAATAGAAACTATAATCAAACAGATGAAGTAAAACTTGTTATCCAATTCTAATGGCTATAAAAACCTATCAAAATATACCGTATGTCGATGATTTCTTCGTACCAGACATAAACTTTAAAAATAAGACTGCAGAAGAAAAGAATTTTCTTAGAATTCTTTTTAAACCTGGAGTAAGCGTACAAGTACGTGAGCTCAACCAAATGCAGTCTATTCTGCAGAATCAAATCGACAAACTAGGTCGAGGTGTATTTAAAGAAGGTCCAGTTCCAGAATTAGCCACAGAAGCTACATTAGAAAGAAATTTAAACTATGTTGATTTGGATATTAATCCATCTCTCGTAACTGGTTTAGTTCCATATCTAAACTTAGTTGATGAAATTCGGTTGAATTATGATCCTTCAGTAAGCCCTGAAGTTTTTATTAATGCAGAAGTATTACACTATCAAGCCCTTCCAGAATTAAATCGATATAGATTCTTTATTAAGTATCTTAATTCGGTACAAGATGAAGAAGGCGAGAATGTACAAGAGTTTGATCATTTAGCAAGTCCTGCACAGGTTGTTGAGTTAGCTAATACTATTACTACTGAACTTCAAACAGAATATGCAGCAGGACAAGATTTTGGAACAGTTGTAGATACTGGTAAAGCTATTCACGGAAAGTCTGAGCAAGGTGTATTCTTTATTAAGGGGCAGTTTGTCTTTGCTGAGGAGCAATCAATCTTTGCTCGTTTACCAGCAATAGACTATCTCTTAAATGCTAAATTAGCCTTTAAAGTAAATGAATCTATTGTTAACTATCAAGTGGATAATTCATTGCTCGATAATGCTGCAGGCTATCCAAATGAAACTGCACCAGGAGCAGATCGATACACGATTGATTTAGAATTAGTTATTTTTAGTAAAGACACATCTGATAGAGACGTAGACTTTATTGCTGGACATCCAAAGATTTATAGTAATGCCACATCAATCGGAGATACTCTATCTCTATTAGAAGTTGATGATAGCGCAATAGTACAAGTCGCTAGACCAGAGTTTAGCGGAATTACTGACGTATTAGCGCAGCGCACCCAAGAAGAAAGCGGCGACTATGCATTAGATCCATATGTTATCGATATTACTGGATTTTATAACGTATCAGAAGATGATTCACGGTGTGGACGGGGTGTATATAGCGCTCAACAAATGCTTGATAGTGATATCACTATTCTAGCTGATGACATTTCAGGTGTAGCACCTGGTCAATTATCTGAAAAATCAGAAGCAGATAGAATTAAATTTGGTAAATCACGATTTGTAGTTGGCGTTGAACCATCTATTGCATACGTTGACGGTTATCGAATCGCGGAACCTGAAAGAATTGACGTTGTAGTACCAAAGGCTCGCACAACATCTGGTTTTCAACAAGTTTATAGTAACGCTCATCTTGGATCATATATTCTCGGTGCAGACGATGCTATCTCAGGCGGAGCACCTTCATTCGATGTAAATGACGTGGCTGAAATTAAAGACGGAGCGGCAACGCTGGCTACATGCAGATTTCGTTCTTTAGAGTATACTGGTACTCAGCTTAAACTGTATATTTATGATATACAGTTTGAAGATGGAGTTACTTCTTTGATTGATGCAAATACAATCGAACAAGACAACTTTGTATTCGCAGTGACAGACACTGCCTTATATGATACGCAATATAATAAGTCAATATATGAGCTTCCAGCTAATTTTATTAAATCTGTTAAGAACCAAACTGGTGAAATTGAATTTACTGAAAGAAAGTTATTTACTCCTATAACAGCTAGTGCAAATCAATGCCAGATTCAAGTAATAAGTCCTAGTAAATTTGAAGAACTTGGAAATGATTCATTTATTATAATTGACAATGCGGGTGTGAGGCACGATGTAACTAGTTACAGTATTGGCGGAACAAATAATACTATTGCGACACTTAATACTACTACTACAATATCAGGCGCTCCTAGCGTAAACGTAATAAATGTTATAGCTTCATATAGAACTACCTTAAGTAAAGGTACAAAGAAAGTTAAAAGTAGTACTGAGAATGGAATAGTTGAAGAATTACTTGCTACAGATTTTGATCTTGACAGTGGTACTTTCCATAACCTAGCACAGCATGATATCATTGAAATTACATCAGCCACCACCGAAAGTGATGAAGGTACGGTTGACATTCCAGTAACAGAATTTGTTCTTGACAATGGTCAAAGAGATGGTTGCTATAAGAGAGGTTCAGTTCAGTATGTTGGTCCAGACAGACAAGTCGGTGCCGCAGGAACAGGCGGACTTAAAATAACATATACATATTTTGATCATACTCCTGGTGATTACTTCTCAGTTGATTCATATGGTGCGGCGGATACAGGACTCGATCCAATAGAATACGACGAAATACCAACATACAAAGAATTACGTCTTTCTGATGTATTAGATTTTAGAGCCCGAGTTGGCACGACGGATACAGGTTCACACTTAGATCCCAATAGCACAATTGATTCACAGGTTGATTATTACCTTTCTCGAATTGATAAATTAGTAGTTACAAGAGATGGAGAATTTAAAACTATTGAGGGTATTCCAGAAGTAAATCCACAAGAGCCAGAAGTTCCAGCCACCGCGATGCATCTTTATACTCTCGTTATACCGGCTTATACGTTCTGCCATAGCATGGTTGAAAGCGAATTCGTTGATAATCGTAGATTTACAATGCGAGATATTGGGTCGATAAATTCTCGAGTCAATAATCTAGAATATTATACTACACTATCTCTTTTAGAAAGAGAAGCTACTGGTAAACAAATTTTTGAAACTAATGCTGGTAACCCATACGATAGATTTAAAAATGGAATTATTGTTGACAGTTTTCAAAACCATACCGTAGGAGATCATACTGATTCTCATTACAACTGTTCAATGGATTCTGCGGATCCAGTTCTTAGACCGTATTTCTTAAGTCGTACTGTTCCATTTACACAAACTGGTAATAGCGAAGATATAGATCTCGTGACTGTTACCGATGGTCTAGCCACTCTTTCATATACTCAAGGTGCAGCTTGGATCGATCAACAAAAAGCTGCAGTATCAGTTAGTGTTAATCCTTACGATGTAGCTACATGGTTAGGATCAGTAAAACTTTCTCCTTCGTCAGATGAATGGATGGAAACACGAAGAGCACCAAATATTGTAAACCAAGTTGGTGGGAATTTGGCAGATCTACAAGCTGAGGTGAATCGTGTCAATCAAATTGGTACTCAGTGGAACTCCTGGCAAACCACTTGGACTGGAACACCAGTGGTTACCAAATCGGTGGAACGTAGAAATCGTGCCGGAATCCCATGGGGGGTTGGTCCTGGTCGAGGTTGGATTCGTAAAGTTACTACTGTAACAACCAATTCAAAACAAGTTCGTGATGGACTTAAAACAACAGCTTCAATAAAAAGTGTCACTAGACAGAAGGATGATCGTGTTATTGACGTGAGCTTTGTGCCATTTATTAGAGCTCGTAAGGTCTACTTTAGTGGCAAGCTATTTAAGCCAAATACAAAGCTTAATGTATTCTTTGATGGAAAAGATATCACAAAATATGCAACTGGTGTTGTAGCAAGTGATTATAAAGAATGGTCTGAAAATGCTTCAGTACAAACTTTCCATAATAAGTCTAGCAGTCAATTACCTCCGAGACGAAATGTTATTACCGACTATCGCGGTGATGTATACGGTTGGTTTGTTATACCAAATAATTCAGAGTATCAATTTCCAACAGGTGAAAGAAAGGTTATTCTATCTGATGGTAAAAATGCAACTGATCCAGGATCTACTACAAGTGCAGATGCGGTATATACCGCAACAGGTAAGGTTCAAACGAAACAAAGAACACTTATTACTACACGATCGGTAGTTAGACGAGAAGAACGCGTTTCGCAATCAAGACTTCAGTCGACATCTAAAACAACAAAAACCCAGTGGTATGACCCATTGGCGCAATCGTTTATCATCGGTGAAAATCCAACTGGTATTTTTATTCATTCGGTTGATCTATATTTTAGCCACGTATCAAAGAAAAGTGTACCTATTAAGATGTACTTGGTTGAAGTTGAGAATGGAGTACCAACACAAAGGCGTGTTCCATTGAGCGATGTATCAAAAAGGCCAGATGAAGTTGCAACAAGTAATGACGCAACTGCAGCTACAACATTCGAGTTTGATTCGCCGATTTACCTTCAATACGGCACTGAATATGCTATTGTTACCGAATCAAATTCATCACAGTATCGTCAATGGTTATCTGAAGTAGGTAAAAATGATGTTACTACAGGCGAATATATCTCTAAGAATCCATTCTTAGGCGTATCGTTTAAATCTCAGAATGCTTCTACTTGGACACCTGACCAAATGAAAGACTTTAAGATGGTTGTTCGAAGAGCTGAGTTTGATATTCATCGAAAGGGGCAGATTGTATTGCACGCTGCTGGTATTAGCGACACTAAAACTGAAGAAGATGCATCCCCAGCAAGTGATGGTCCTGTTGAATTCTCTCAAGTTCAATTGAATACTGATTATATTGAGCATCCTGAAACTGCCGTACTATTTGAGATTTCAGTAGATGGCGGAGAGTATGAAGTAATTGTTCCAAACGAGAATCATTATATATCGACTGGCTCAACCCCTATTACAAACAACTCTGACATAAAGATTAGAGTTAATATGAAAAGCGACAACTCGAAGGTGTCACCAGTTGTTGACTTAGATCGTATTTCGCTTATTGCTATTAAAAATGTTATTGGCGCAGAAGATAGTGCAGAACTTGACGGTTCTCCTCTTGATAATGTTTCACTTGACAGCATAATGCAATATGATTTAAATGCTTCACCTCTAGTAAAGTACGATACCGAATTGGTTGTTGAGGATTACGTATATCCTAATAGAAATGAAACTAGAGCGGTGTATTTTACAAAGGAAGTTATTCTTAACAATCCTTCAGATAGATTTGATTCATATCTTAATATCAATAGACCTTATGAAGGTGCTAATGTGTTAGTGTATGCCAGATTTAAACGCAGTGAAGACAATATCGACGATCTTCCCTTTGAAAGACTCGTTCCTTCTAGTCCAATACCTATTGATGACTTTGATGATTATAGCGAAATACAGTACACGAGAGATTTCTCAGCTGATTCTCCAGTATTGCCGCTTTTCACTTCTTTCCAAGTTAAGATAGTGCTAGTTTCTAATGATCATGCTCTCGTACCAACAGTAAAGGACTTTAGAGCAATTGCTACCATCTAATATGCGCTTAAAGGTAAAAGAGAACACCGCACTTGAACGAGATCAATCGACAAATGCAATATTGAATAATGATTCTGCTGGATATAACGCTGCATTAATTAGGAAAAAATACTACAACAATGCCTCAAAAGAGGTTGCTAATTTGAAAGACGAAATAACAGAGTTAAAAGATTTAGTTAAAACACTCATCGTTAAAATGAATAAATAGAGTTATGGCACGAGAATTAAAGTTTATAGACGTTTACGAAACTGATACATTTAACGAATGGCGTCTAAAGACGAATTCCGTTAAAATTGACCTTGACGATATATATAGGGAAATCGATAATTTCTCGAATCTTGCTGTGTTGCTCACTGGCAATCAAACAGTTAACGGAGTAAAGTCATTCGTTAAAAAGTCAATATGGACAAAGGAGTATACACAGAATGAAGTGACTCCAATGTTGGAGTTGAAGGTTACAAATTCAAACGTACCTTTTACAAGTTCTGGACATTCCGGCAGTGGGCCATCGATTGACTTCTATAATCCAGATACAACTGGCGCAGAGAAAGGAGTCTTTGATGAAACAGGCGATGTAAATTCATGGCTTTCTTCCCGAATTGCTTCTATCACTGAAAAAACAGATGATCGAGTGCCAGACGCATCTTTAGTATTTTATACTGGAGTAAATCTGAAGCCTGTTACTGAAAAGCTGCGTATCACCTCCTCTGGTAATGTTGGTATAGGCACATCATCGCCTACAACACAACTGAGCATTCAAACATCTACTAATAATAGTGTTGTATCTATTCGGTCAAAGGATGATAAGTATGCAGGTATATCATTTGGTGATAGTAAGAGTGATAAGTCTGGTCAAATTCAGTATCACAATATCGGTAACTCGATGAGATTCTTTACTGGAGAAGCTAGTAGCAATAGTTCAGCAGAGAGAGTTCGTATTACATCTAATGGTAATGTTGGTATTGGTACAAATGCTCCTTCTGAAAAGCTTGAGGTCGTTGGACACTTAAAAACTACTGGTTGGATCGAAGCCGGTTCTAAAACTGGAGGAGTAGCACTTACTCTTAATGATGGATATGGTAATTCAAATATCGCATTTAATCATAGTTATGGTAAAGCAACGGTAGATGGATCATCTGGAAGAATTAGGTGTGATGTTGATGAAAATGCTGCTTTTATGCGATTTGAATTGGGTGATAATTCTATTCAAAATAATAGTAGACCATTAGATGGTATTCTTAACTTAACTACATCAAAGATAGTTGCTCTTAAGCCTCTAGATGTTAATGGTAAGTTATACACCTCTGGAAAAATTGGTATTCGCGAGAGTGCTCCAGATTGGGATTTATGCGTAGGTAATAGGTCAACAGAAGCTGGTCACGTAGCAATTAGTGCAGATGGCGGTGCAATATCATTAAGACCTAAAAAGAACACTAGCCACGCCTGGATGATTAACGCGTATGATTCAAATGGTGGATCAATGGGTGTTGTATCACGAAAATGGAATGCTTCTAAAAATACATACGATGATAGCGTTGTATTAGATTTTTATTCTAATAATAGTGTTAATGTTAAAAGTAAATTGGCAGTTGGTGGATTTACTACTTTAGCGAACGGCGCTCCTTCTAGTAATAGATTTAGTGTAAGAGGTCCATCAGACGATACGGTATCTGCACAATTTCGCGGCGCTATTCAAGTTAATCAATTTAGTGCAGCTAGTCGGGCATACGGATTTCTATCAACAAATCAAGGATCAGCAATGGTCGGAGGTAACCTTCGTCTTTCAAACCTTACAGGTGAAGATGGTGAAGCAAGTAATGTTGGCAAAACTGCTACTGTCTGGATCACTTGTGATAATCAATATAAGCTTTATCACAACGATGCTTTAATTGGAGAGGGTACAGATTGGACAACCCCGAATTCGCACACCTTTATAGTTACTGGTAACGATCGAATAGGTGTAGAGGCTATTAATACTGGTGGACCATACGGTCTATGTTACATAATAATTGTTGATGGAAAGGTAGTCTTTGAAACAAATAAGACTGATATTAGAGCATCTGCTGGACCATTCTCAACTGGTTGGAATGTAAGCAATAATTTATTCAACTTCGGAGGTTCTATACCAGTAGATGGCACATATCAGGCAATTAAACAGAATCTAATCGCAGCTGTCCCTGGAGGGGATATCGGATCTGCTGAAGTTATTTGGATGCCTGACGGCACAGAAATTAACCAAACGTATTTTTTCCAAGGTAGATTTCAAGAGGTTGCTGATTCATCATACCAAAAGGGAACAAATCTTAGAGGATCTTCTGCTCTTCAGTTTATTGAAGGATCTAACAGCACTGGACAAATTGCATTCTTAAGAGCAAATGATACTAATGATGATACGTACACTGTATCAGAATCTGCTAGGTTCGATGAGAATGGCCGATTCGGTATTGGCATATCTAATCCAACTCAATCTCTTGATGTTAATGGAAATATTAAAGGTTCCAATTCACTGTTCTTAGCAAATGATCGTTATCCTCAAGCTATTTTCTCTGATGCTAATCAAAAAACTAAACGGTTCGGTATTTGGAAAGAAAATACTCAAGATCAATTAGCGATTGGACCGCAATCAACGGCTGGTTCTGGAACTCCTGCAATACGAATTTACCGTAATGCTACTGTAGACCTACTTAAAGGTGGTAAAGTTAATGTAATACTTGATCATGCTAACGCAATAGTTAATAAAGCATACGTTGATACTGCTGTTTTAGGTGCTGATCAATTTGGCGATTTAAGTAACCTAGCACTTAATAGAACAGGCAATGAGTTTGAGGGTGGCCAAATTACCTTTAAGAGAGCTATTGATAATGCCGATTATTGGCACGTTGATACCTATGGAAATACCGATTCTCCGCGATTGAGATTCTTCCATGAAAATGATCCACTGTCTGGCACTACTGAAGTTCTTAGTCTTACATCATCTAATAAAGTTGGTATTCGCGCGCATGATCCAGATTGGGATTTATGTATTGGCGGTAGAACACGTGAGCAAGGTAATGTATCTCTCTCTGGTACTGATGCAGCGATTAATTTACGGGCCGAGCGTAATACTTCATCCGCTTGGATGATTAAAGCTCGCAACATGATCGGCGGCGGATTAGAAATTATATCGCGTAGAGAGAGGGACTCTGGTTTTTATACCGATATACCGATAATGACGTTTTCTAGTAATTCATCTATTTACACTCGAGGAGTGATTAATACTAGAGGGATAAAAGCCACTGATGCAATTAAGACTGATAAAACTTTATGGGCGGCAGAAGATCTTATTATAGGTGAAATAGGTGGCAGCGCTTGGCAGTTAAATTCTCGTTCTAGAAACAGCGGTGATTATATTGAGATCGCCCGTCACAACGAAGATGGCACTGATTGGATATATGGTACTGGTTTTCGACAAATGAAAGATGGTTCAGTTGGTATCGGTGGATCACCAGCTGCAGGTTATAAGCTTGACGTTAACGGCCATATACAAGTTAATGGAACTATTACTAAAGAAGGCTACACTAAACCATCGAACTGGAGCGGAGGACTAACTACATTCGATATCTATTCAGATGGTGGATCTATTGGTGTTGGTAAAGAAGGTAGTTTAGAATGCTATTTTAATCGTGATGGTAATGGATATGTCAAGAATAAACTTACTCTTGGATATACGCCTTCAAGTGCAACTGATGCGGTAACTAAAGCATATGTTGATTCTGCAGTTAGTGGACAAATAGGAAACACTATTAACGAGAATGTTCTGCAAGCAACTGGAAATATAACACACGAAGAAGGTGTATATAACGGCGTTGTAACTCCATCAAGTAATTTTATTCCATCAGGCGTTGGTAAGCATTCACACGGCAGACATTTTGTTGCTAAGCTCGAATCTACTAATACTGGAGATGGTGGTGGCTTCTTCATCGATATTACGGATAATAATAATGATGAGCATGCATTATCAATCTATAATACTAATACTTCTATTAATAAGGAGGTATTTCATATCAGATCTAAAACTGGTGATACATACTCTGCTGGTAATTTTTACGCTGGAGGTAATATTGGTGCTGGAGGGAAATTTACAATTGGAGATGATAAGAATAATCATTGGTACCTAGAAGAAACTAGCAATGTATTTTATCTTCGTCAAAAATCTAGTGGAACAACTAAAACAGCACTTACATTTGGAACAGATCGAAAAATTAGTCTTGGAGTAAATGGAACTTCTGACTCTCATCTTATTAATAAAAAATACGTTGATGATCAAATTGAAAGTAACATTGTAGCTGCAGGATCAAATCATACAGGCCATCAGACATTTGCAATAAGAACTGGTGAAACTCACGGCGGACACTTCGTATCTAAATTTACAACTACACACAGTAATGATGGTGGAGGTATACTTATCGATGTTACTGATGCTAATGGTGATGAAGAAGCGATAAGCGTTTATAATGACTATTTTAAGTATCCGGTCTTCAGAGTAAAGTCTCAAACTGGAAGCACTAAAATTAGAGGTGAGTTGGAAGTTGGTAATGATTTAACAGTTAAAGGCGACGAGGTAATTCTTACAGATACAAGCGGCACATCTAATTGGAGAATTAAGAAGAATGCCGGTAATATAGATTTCAATCGTAAGGTTGGTACTTCTATTACTACGGTAATGACACTCAAAGGTGGAGCAGTTAAATTAGCTAAGGACGGCACAAATGACGACGAGCTTGTAACAAAGAAATATGTTGATGATAAAATTACTGCTGCTCCTACTGGTTATTTTATTACATCGGGTGCTACTTACACTTACGGTTATACGACCGACGTCGGCAGATTCAATAATGCAAGTAATTTCTTTGATGTTTATCCTCCAACCGGCTATACAATGTCAGATTTACAGGCGTTTATACCTTCTGTAAATCACATCAATTTTGCTGGTGATGTCAACGCCGATGATTCATTTAGATGTACATACGAGTATCTCACCGATCGTGTTAGAGTTTACGTACAAGGCACTGAACAAAGGAGCCATCCTGCAGCCAATTGGCTAGCAGTGTGGAATAGATAAATAACATTATTATGTATTACGTTTGTATAGAAAATAGCCAAGTGTCATCAATTGTTGATTATGAACCTAACGTTCCTAACTCTATTATAGTTGAAACGATAACGAATTCTCAGTATAAAATTATTTCCGAAGAAAGGGGATATTATGATACAGATAAAAGAGCGGTTGTTAAGTATCCTGCTAAATTAATTAAAGATGAAAAAAAATCTAAAAAAGCATTAGAATACTTACAATCTACAGATTGGAAAGTATTGCGTCACATCCGAGAAACTCAGCTTGAAATAGAGACTACTCTCACTGTTGCTGAATACATCACTTTAGAAAAAGAAAGACATAAACAAGCTAAATTAGTTAAATAACGATATGGCATATTCAAAAATCATTCATACAAAGAGCGAGGCAGTTGGCTCTATTCCATCTATAAGTAGTTTATCATTTGGAGAAATTGCAATTAACTATTCAGATGGTCATTTGTATATTAAAAAGGCTGATAATACAATTCGTAAGGTAGCCTCTTCTGATTTCCCTGTGCAGATCAGTGCGCTACTTACCGACGTTAATACACTTACTAATAGACTCGATTTTATAGCACTTCAACAAATTTCTAGTGAGAATCTAACCTTTGGTAGAGATAACTTAAATACAAATGATTCGTTTAATTCATTGGCATTTGGACTATCTAATACAGTAGGAACTGCAGGATCTAACAGCGCATTGTTTGGTATATCTAATAATGCTAATGCTGCAGACTCTATCGCGTTTGGTGCTTTTAATACTTGTAACGGAGCTAACGGAATTGCAATTGGAAGAAACATTACTGTTCCGGCTGATGTTGCAGAATTTGGTCATTGGTCTACAGTTGAATCTCGATCTTCGACTATTCGTTGCGGATCTAATAATGTAGGAATTTCGATATTCAATCAAGCTGAACCATTGATTGACGGAAATGCAGCAAATCTAGCAGGAGAAGAAGAAGCCGATACACTGCCGCGAAATATGTATGCTTTCCGTAGAAATGAAAGCGAAATACTATTCGATGTTAATATTAATGGTATAATTTCTACAGCAACTTTCTTCAGTGGCACCAGTAAACCAATTCAAAATAACACTGATGATGCTGTTCCAATTAATACTATACGGCAATTGACACAGACAGTGTATGATGCTCTTGAAGCGGCGTCGCCGTCGGAAATAGATCCTAATACAATATATTACATTACTGGAGCTTAGATAACCGCATTAATATAAAAAAATTATGGCAGTAGATAAAAAAATATCAGAACTCGACTCTCTAGCAGCAGCGGGTTTGAATCTCGGTAATGACTTCTTAGTGATCGTTGATACCGATAGTAATATAACAAAGAAAATTACCCCAAGTAACTTAATGAGCGGAAGAGTTTCAAGCGAAACAATAAATCATATTGTCATGATAGCGCAAAATGAGTATGAAGCCCCGTCGTTTGTACCTGAGCCATTTACGCTTTATATTGTTACACCATAGTATCGTACTATGATATCAAAAACAACACTTGACGTTGGAGGTGGAACGACTCCTGCCAACTTCGTTTATTCTGGAGATACTCTAATATGGAAACGGTATTATGACACTGGCCTGTGGGTACATCCTCTCAATACTGTTAATGTAGCAATCACAGATTTCGAAGCGCTTTCTATTTCTGGTGATGGCGTGACAATTAATTGGGGCGATGGGAAAAGTAAT